TAGAAAGTCCTTCAAGGTCAAGACTAAGAGTAGATACAAGAAAGTGGTATTTATCAAAAGTTATGCCGAAGAAGTATGGAGATAAACTAGACCTAACAACAGACGGAAAGGAATTACCAACACCTATATTACCTATAAATGTTTTACCAAACCCAGGCAACAACGAAAATAGCGAAGCTAACAAAGAGGATTAGAGCAGTACCAGGAGGAACTTCGGCTTCTAAGACGATTAGTATTTTACTTTATCTAATCGCTCTTTCACAATCTGATAAAGAAAGAAAACTAACAAGCGTAGTATCGGAGTCAGTTCCTCATCTTAAACGAGGTGCGATAAGAGATTTTAAAAACATCTTAATAGACCATAAGTATTGGAATGATAATAGGTGGAACGCTTCGGACAGTATATATACTTTTGAAACAGGAAGTCAGATAGAGTTCTTTTCGGCAGACCAAGCAGATAAGCTAAGAGGAGGAAGAAGAGATAGATTATTTATAAACGAGGCAAACAACGTAACCTTTGACGCTTTTGAACAACTAGAGGTTAGAACAAGAGATTTTTGCATAATGGACTGGAACCCTTCCAACGAGTTCTGGTACTACGAAGAAGTAAAACCAAAGAGAACAGATGTAGAGGAGATAACTTTAACCTATAAGGATAACGAGGCTTTAGACATAAATACTATTTTATCTATTGAGCAGAGAATGAACCGAAAAGGTTGGTGGACAGTTTACGGACTCGGACAGCTAGGAGAGGTTGAGGGAAAGATATATAAAGACTGGGATATTATTGACGAAGTTCCTCACGTTGCTAGATTAGAAAGAATAGGACTAGACTTTGGTTATTCTAATGATCCTACTGCTATCGTAGCTATATATTATTATCAAGGCGGATATATCTTTGATGAGCTAACTTTTCTAAAAGGATTAAGTAACAAACAGATAGCCGACATCATCTTATCAACAGAAACTAATACAATGGTTGTAGCGGACAGTGCTGAACCTAAAAGCATAGATGAGATTAAGTCTTACGGAGTTAATATAATCGGTGCCGAGAAAGGAAAAGACTCAGTATGTAATGGTATTCAGTTAGTTCAAGACCAGAGATGTTCAATCACTAAGAGAAGCATAAATATAATCAAAGAGTACCGGAATTACTTATGGGAAGTAGACAGGGACGGGAAAGTATTAAATGTTCCTGAACACGCCTTCAGTCATTGTTTCGCTCCCGAAACATTAATTCATACCACTAAAGGATTAAAGAGAATTGATGAGTTAGTTGGGAAAGAGGGGTTTTTATATACGAAAGACGGCTTAATTAAAAGGTTTTATGATGTTAAACCAACTAGGAAGAATGCGGATATTGTAAGTATCGAATTTGATGACGGGAATACTTTATCAGTAACACCAGACCATTTACTTTTAACACCAAGTGGAATATGGAAAGAGGCAGGCTTGTTTTGTTCACAGGACATGATACAATCAGTTATATATGGGAAGACCAAAAAGCACTATGGAAAATTCTTCAGCTCTCGACTGCGTTCAATACAAAGGAAATTTGTTTTTCCTTTATCGTGGAGCAAAGTATTACAAAGGATATGTGAATGGAAAGAGATATTTTCTACACCGCTTTGTTTGGGAACAAGAGGTCGGGGAAATTCCTCAGAATTATCATATTCACCACAAGGACGGCAACCCTATCAACAACAATATCAACAACTTAGAGTGCAAACACAAGATAGAGCATTTAAGTCAGCATATGACTCCAGCGAGGAGAGAAACTCAAAGGAAGTGGATAGAAAAAATAAGACCTCTTGCAAGCAAATGGCACGGGTCAGAAGAGGGGATAAAGTTTCACTCGTGGCTTGGGAAGAAAAGCTGGGAAGGAAGAAAACCATTTATAAAAGAATGTTCTCATTGCCATACGAAATACGAAACTCTTATCAATCGCTCAAAAGACAGATTTTGTCATCAGAACTGCAAAATGAAAGCGAGACGAAGAAGATTAAAAGGATTACCAGAGGACGCAGAGCTATAACATATAATCTAGAAGTAGAAGATACTCATTGTTTATTGGCAAATGGGGTTATTGCTCATAATTCAATGGACGCCCTCAGATATGGAATGAGCAATATAATTAAACAACCAAAGTTTGAAATGCCTAAGCAATCCGCTCCAGCATTACCCTACTATGGGGATACTGACTTAAACTTTTAATATGGATATAGGTAAAATAACAATAGACATAGAGAATGTATCACAAGAAAGACTAAAGAAGTACGCCGAGATACTTCACATTTTAATAACTAAGGGAGCTTTAGACGGAGTACGAGGGGGTAAGGCTATTATTCATTTTGACGCACAAGGAGAGTTTCAAGGAGTCCAGTTAGATTACTGGCCTTGGCGTAAAAGGTCGCAACAGAAAGGATAATTAAGTGAAGTTTATCGTAGTTTCATTTCAATACTCGGGCAACTACTCGCTCACGCCTAGCTTCGCTGGGTTCGTGGACGTGAAGTTGCAAGAGATCGGAGGCGATGTACCTAGTAACGACATCTTCTTCGTGTTCACTACCCCTGCGGGTATGACATCAAGGCTTTGTCGTGGGGACGTCTACAACGAACTCTACACTGAACTGGTTTCGATGTCAGTCAGTACCGAGAAGACCAAAGAAGTCATCGCTTGTGTGAAGGCTTCTCGCAACGGGGGGGCTTAGGCTCCCCCACAATCCTTGACTATATTTCAAGGTATAGTATAATTAGATAAATATCCCAACTCGAACAAAGAGCGGACTACAATTAGTTTCGCTTTTTTATATAAATGATAAATCTATCAACTGGACAATGGGAAATATCCGACAGAATGGAGCATTTGCTTCGTGAGAAGAAAGCAGGTAGAGAGCTTCAGGAAAGAAAACACCAAGATTGGAATGATAATTATGAACTCTATAGAAATAAGGTTAAAACCAATCGCCTAACTCAAAGACAAGCGGTAAACATTCCGCTTATGAAAGAAACGGTCAAAACTCTTTTAAGTAAGATTGATGACGCTCCTGAGGTGGAGTGGAAAGAAAAAGGAGGAGACGCTCTTAAAGAGTTATTTTACCAAGAGATATGGAATGAATTTTCAAAAAGAGGAAACTTAGAGATCATAGACGTTTTAGATAAGAAGAATGTTTTACTATACGGAATAAGCTGGAAGAAATTAAACATAGACGAGGGCGGGGTAGACCCTTCGGTTTTAGATGTGTTTGATATTTTAGTAGACCCATTAACCAACCCGTGGGATATAGAGAGTGCGAGATTTATTATTCATCAAAACATATTCAGAAGTGTTAGAGAGATTTTAGCTGATGATAGATATGACGAAAAAGGCAAAGATGAATTAAAGGTTTGGTTAAACTCTCCTGAGGGAGTTATTCATAGTAACGAAGCCAGAGAAGAGTGGGAGAAGAAAATGGAAAGATTAAGAGCTATGGGAGTAGACCATAGTGAGTTTCCCTTATTCGCAGGTGGGGATACTATTGTTAATCTAACTGAACACTACACCAGAGAATGGAACACCAAGACTAAGGAATATGACAGAATGGTAGTAACTTACGCAGATGATAAGTTTGAATTAAGGAAAACCTCGCTTACAGAAGCTATTGGTGTTGATTTCTGGCCGTTTGTATTCTGGGCAGAAGACCCTGAAAATACTGATTTATATGCAGACTCTATCGCAGACTTAGTAAGAACTCCTAACAAGGTGATGAATGTTTGGTTCTCTCAGTTAATTGAAAACCGAACCTTAAAGAACTTCCAAATGCATTGGTTCTCTCCTAGTCAAGGATATGTTCCTCAGACATATACTCCAGGACCTGGCGTTATGCTTCCAGCTCCAGCAGGTGATGATATAAGAAAAGTAATTAAACCAGTAGAGATTTCAGGACTAGATGATACCTTTGAGGCTATCAACGCTCTTACGACTATAGTAGAAAGAGGAACAGGGGCTACAGCGATTGAGAAGGGTGAAGGAGAGAGAGGAACCCAAACATTAGGAGAGATTGAGATATTAGTAGGTAAAGCAGGTGAGAGAACAGTGGGAATGGCAAAGTTTTATAAAAACTCTTGGTATCAGTTCGCCAAGAAGTGGGACGCTCTTATGCACGCAAACCCTCCTAAGACAGTTAAGTTATTCAAAGTATCAAAGAGTGGTAAGGCTTTCCCTAAAACCCTATTAAGAGGTGATTGGAAGAGTGATGTAGGGTACGAGCCTATCATCAGGTCATCTTCCGAACAAGAGTTAAACCAGACAAAGAGTATCCAGAAGTTCCAGTTCTTATTAGGTATGTTCCCTAACAACCCAGCTCTTAGAAAGATAGCTCAAAAGAGGTCATTGGAATTAGTAGACTTAACGCCTGAGGAGATTAGAGAGGTAGAAGAAGCGGAGCAGGAACAGGCTCAGATGATGACACAACCACAGCAAGGAAACCCTATGGCGGACATAGAGCAACAATTAGGAGCATTAAGCAATGGATAATCACATTTTAGAAAAAGTAAAGTTAGCTCTTGATAAAGCCATTCAAGAGAAGAAGATGACACAGGACTTTATGAGGAATATAGGACCTGCTGTTATTGACGCTATTAAACCTGTATTGAATGAAATAGCCAAGAACTCACAATCCGCTAAACTAACTAAGGCTGAGCTTTTACAAGCTATATCACAGATTAAGATAGACGTTCCTAAAGAGGTTATCGCTAAGATACCTACTCCTCAGGTAAATATCCCGCCTATCAAAATGCCTGACTTTCCTGAGTTTCCGAAGTTTCCTGAGATAAGAGTACCTAAGCCAGAGGTTACTGTTAATTTTGACGCTTCTAGGATAAAAGTACCTGCGGTTAAAATGCCAGAGGAAATGGATATCAGAGGCTGGGTTAATCTCCAAGGATATGATAGAGGCTTCTTACAAAATCCCTTCCCTGTTCAGTTAAGAGATAAAGACGGAAACCCTGTTAATTTACTAGAAAACCTAACAACTCTTATATCTGGCGGAGGTGGCGGAGGAGCGAGAATAGTTAAAGTTAGCTCATTAGGAACTTCCGCTTTTGCAGAGATAACTAATCCAGACGGCAGACTAAAGGTAGAACTCCCTACAGGTTCATCTGGACTTACTGATACCGAATTAAGAGCTAGTAGCGTACCTGTTTCACAAGTAAGCGGAGCTAATTGGAGTGTTCTTGTTACTGAGATATTTGGCTCTACATCAACTGACTTAATTAACCCAGACGGAAGAATGAAAGTAGAATTACCTACTGGTTCTTCAGGTTTAACCGATACAGAGTTAAGAGCTTCATCAATACCTGTATCTCAAGC